TGAACCATCCTGACCGTTTGTACCTCTTTTAAAGGGTAACCCATCCTTAACCATTTTCCAAAACGATGGCCAATACTTTAGATCTCCACTTTTATGGACTTTGGCTAAATCTGGCGTAGTCCCCATCTTTAATTTTGCCATAGAAAAAATCCCCCTCTTCCTTAATATTTAGAAGAGAGGGATTTAATTATTGTTTTCCCAAGTATCCATAAATTCGGATATCTTAAAGTATTCGATGATTATATCGTCATCGGTCTCCTTCTGCTCGGACCTCGGACTTGTACACATCAAATACACCTTCGGGATAACGCTTAAGTAACTTAGCAACATTCTGGTGAATTACCTCATCCATGGAAATATTTAGTGCGATACATGCTTGTGCAATATACCACATCACATCTCCAAGTTCAATAATCAGATGCTCACGGTTATCATCATTCCAGGGTTTACCTTGGAAGATCATCTTCTTAACAATCTCCATAAACTCACCACTTTCAGCATTGATGCCAACAGCAGCAGTCAGAAGACGCTCAATATTAGCTCCACCAGCACTTAATTCACCAAGTCGTTGTGAAAAAGAACTATAGTTTTTTGAAGCATCGCTAGTTACAAAATCAACAAACTCAAGATACTTATTAGTATCAACTTCGTTTTTTTGACGGAGTTCTTCCTCAGAAAGAAGTTGATCTTCTTCAGAAAGAGTGGATCCAAAACCTTGTGCGTTAGTCATAATTTACCTCAGTATTTAAAGTCAGTGAAAGTTTTACGAGTTTTACCTTTGAACAGATCTTCGGGTTCTTCATCTAGAGATTGACCAGAATCAACTAGATCTGTTTGAGCAGATTGATCTACATCATACAATCTCATCTTTGCTCTGTCGATGCCCACGATAAAACGTTTATTCATCGTGGGATCATTATACCTGTTTTTTAGTTGTTTGACAAGTATCTGATTCAATTGCTCCAGTTCTTCTGTGCTAATGAGAGCAAACATAAGGTCAGCAGTAGCAGGAAGACCAAAGGATTCAGAAGTGTCAGTGAGGTCAACATCAGTACTACCATAACCACTACGAGTAGTTTGAGTAGCAGACATGATGGGGACATTGAATTCCACAGCCAACCCTCGAAGTTCTTCGGCAATTGATTTAACGAGAGTATAAGAATTAATATTACTTCCACCCTTAAACCTTGAGGAGGAACAAATATTTAGATAGTCGATAAAGATGATATCTGGTTTAAATCCTTTCTTTAGAGCAAGCTCGTTAAGAAGAGATTTAAAGTGCCCCGCGTGAGCAGATGCAGTTGGATACTCTTTAATGATGAGTTTACCAACTGTCTTTTGAGCAAGTTTAATAATTTTAGTTTCATACATCTGCTTCGGAAGATCCTGCAATTGCTGAATATTAATGTTCAACAAGTTGGCGTCGATTCGTTCTGCAATACGTTCTTCCGCCATTTCCAAAGTGATGTATAAAACATTCTTACCTTGGAGAAGGGCAGCAGCGCCAACGTGGCACATGAAGAGAGATTTACCAACACCCGTTCCCGCCAGGGCAATATTGAGTGTTTTTGAAGGTAAACCACCCTTGGTGATCTTGTTAAAAAACTCCAGATCGAATGGAATCTTTTCCTCTTTACGATGATAGAAATCATAACGTCTCTCAAAATCTTCAATGTAATCATGCCCAACATGTTCATCGAAACAAACTCCTAGTGCCTCAGAAAGGATGGTAGGAATTGCATCCCGACTCTTAGTTTTATCATTACCATCTGCAATCTTAATAGATTCCAGAAGAGACAAATATACTGCTCGATCTTTACACCACTTCTCACTAGTGTTAATCAACCAGTCATCATCAACTTTATCTTCCGTAAAAACTTTAAGAAGATCCAAGATGTTTTGAAATCCATCTTGACTCAGATCAGTTCTACGTTCACATTCAATAGCAATTGAATTTAATGGTGGTTGACTTTGATATTGCTGAACATACTTATTGATCTCCTCAAAAATTACTCGCTCTTCATGAGTTTCAAAATATTCCGATTTGATAAAAGGAAGTACCTTACGGCAATACTTCTCATTATAAACGAGATTTTTAAGAACAATAACTTCCAGTTTATCCATCATAAGTAGTGACAATAGGTTCCGACAATGTATTTTGGTAATTGAAACGTGGGCAACCCTGTGTGTGGATACATCCACATGGGAGGGAACACCAGTATTCTACCAGGAATCGGGTCAACACGCAAGTCCAAGTAAGGAAACGTTGTCTGTCCAGTTCCGTCAGTAGGATTTAAATATAAAAATAATGCAAGAAATCTTCTGGCGGAATTGTAATCACCAACATCAACATGCTCAGCATATTGATCTGCTTTCTCTATGGCATCTGGATTGCAACAATCAGTTGCTTGATTATATTTTTTAATTCGTATTTGTTCCAATCCCCACTGAGAGGGAATTTCATCTGTAATACTACAGTCAATTTGATAGAGACTAATGACATTCATAAAAACCGATGTTAGGTCTTTATGAATAATTTTATCTTCTTCCGTAGCATCATTGGAATTAGCGTACTCAGTAATATTCAACTGAGTGAAATTTGGTCTTTGATTTCTATCAAATCGTTGATGTTGTTTTGGATGACTCTCAAAAAATTTGATCACCTCCTCACATCTTTCTACAGGAAAAACATCATCATATACTTTAACTAAATCAGTCAGTTTCTTCGCTAGCATAATCAGCCTCCGTAGTTATATTGCCTTGTCCATATAGATATTCTTTTTTTGCCGATTCGTCAAGGGCTTGCATAATCTCTGGAGTAAAGTATTTTTCTGGATTTGAGAGAATTGCTTTTGGGTAGACTGATGAACCATCGACTTTATATCGATTACCAACTCTCTCAAAGATTCCGTACTTTTCTCCAAGTTCAAGCAATCCGTAATAAGGGTCGAGTCCTCTGTCGTAATAAAGCCTCGTCTCAGCAATGGAATTCTCTTTAGTAAATCGAGACTTCTGTGCTTTACACTTGATAATATTCCCGATGACTTCTTTACCGTCCTTTTCCTTAGATTTGGAAAGGTAGATAATAGTAGAAGCGGCATACTTAAGACCACTACCACCACCCATTTCTTTTGTTGGAACATAAGCACCTACTACGTCGTATGTATGATTTGTAACTATCATCGGAATGTTTGCTTTACCAAGTTTCAGTGTAAGAACACGGAACACAGACTTAGTAACTTGAGCACGAGTCATGTCTCTGGTTTCTTTACCCTCAGAAGAATCTTCGATTTCCTTTGTAGTTGAGAGATTGCCCAAAGAGTCTAGAACAAACATTAATGGTTGTCTATCCTTTTCCTTCTGGAGAAGATATTTATCGATAACACGAAGGGATTGTGTACGAAACTCCTGAACAGTAACCACAGGAACGATGATCATTCTTTTGGAATCGATACCACGATCCTCGATCATTGACTTTGTAATAGCAGATTCCGATTCGAAATAAACTACACCAGCATTAGGATTGCTATCAAGGAAATGTTTGATAACAGAGAGACAAAAGAAAGTTTTACCAGTAGACGATTCTCCTGCAATAGCCGTAATTTTGTTTGACGGGATGCCACCGAATATCGACCCCGATACCAGAGCATTGAAAATATAACTACCTGTATCAATAAAAGCATCACAGTCACCAGCAGCAACGCCCTCGGAAACCAATCCAGCATACTCATTGCCGATCTCCTTAACTACATCTTGTAAAAAATTCATGTAAATAAAAACTCCAAAGTGTTAATTTTTTCTGTCTTCCAACCGATTGTATCTAGAATCGTCTTCAACGGTTCCAGGAAACTCTTCTCGAATTGTAAGTCATGGTCTATAGATTTGTCAAGTCCCAATTCCTTGGGTAACTCCTGAATGAACGAGATTATATTCTCGTTGATTTTATTTGGTGTTCGAAGGTAGATGAACTTAACCTTCTCTCCTTCTTGGATGATAGGATACTTATTAGTAAGATTATGCTTTCGAATATGGTAATTATACAGTAATGCACCTCTGACTGCAATAGGCGTACCCTTTCCATAAATCGATGCTCCACTAGTAAACTTGCTAAGATTATTTACACCACGAGGAAAAGCGATTTCATCGGGTTTCATAGTCTTAAATTCGGAACGAAACTCCTCAACAAACTTAATCAAATCATCATTGGTTTTTGTCATGATGAGTTTCAGAGCATCCTTAATCTTCTGACGGCATGGACCAGGAGTAGAAGATTTAACTGCTTCAATACCCATGATCTTAAGTTTTGGTTCGGCATACCGAACTCCCTCAACGTCCCAGGCATTCAAGATATAACGTTTCTTTGCAGTCCAAATACCTTTGTCGGCAATGGTCTCCCTCTTCATGAACATCTTTTGATCAAAGGCATTCACATACTCGGCCAACTCTTTGTAAGAACTTTCAATATATTTTTCGAGTTCCACCTTACACACCTTATCAAGGAACGAAACGATGCTTTCATTAGTTTTCTCTCTTCCCTTGAATACAGCATCCACAAACGGACCAAGATTAAGGTAGATAGAGTCAGTATCAGCAGCAATAACATAATCTTTACCCTCAGTTTTAAGAATCTTGTTTAGGTATTGATTCATCTTCCTTTCAATCCAACGAATTGAAAACTGACCAGACAAAGTAATTGCCTCAGCATTCTGAAGATTATAATACCTGAAGTATTGATTACCAATAGCACCATAAGCAGAGTTCAATTGAATCTTACGTGCCATTTGGATATTATTAAATTTGGAAATATCCTTCTGCAGTTTAGGTTCCTTTGTTTTTTCGTATTCTTGCTTTGCGGCAAGCATCTTCTTTTTGTAGATGGTACGATCATCGTAAATACGTTGCATCATCTTAGGCAAGAATCCTTGTTCTGTGGTGGAGTACATCGCACCATTAGCACAAACAGTTTCCCCATCCAAAGTAGAAAGATCTAATTGCTGATCCAACAAACGATCCACTGTTGCCGATGGATGACGAGTTGATAACAAAGTCTCAGGGCTAATATTATACTGCATAATCAGGTGGGGGTATAGCGAGTTCAAGTCAAAACTCACCACCCAATTATACAAACCTGGAATTGGTTCCTTAACAAAAGCACCTGCATACTTATCATCTTTCTTACTACCTTTCTTTGGAGGAACAACAATGTTATCCTTCTTAAGGAAGTTGAAGATAAGAGTATCCCACATACGAACTTGAGAATACACATCCTCAAAGTTCACCTTTGCGTCATATGCCATTGTGACAGCAAGTTCCAGAAGCTTCATCTTGTCTTCTAGACGATCAACCAACTCAACGTCAAGAATGTTGTATTCAACAAACTTCTGCCAACCTTGAGTATAGAAATCACGGAAAGTATCAAACTCACTGTGATCTAATTTACGCTGACCAAGTTCAACAAAAGCAATATGATCGAGACGATATGATTCCTGGTTTGTGTAAGTGAACTTCTTGTAGAGATCCAGATAATCAAGGCAAGAAACTCCCATAATATCATAGGCGATATTTGTTCTACCCATGATTACAATCTCACGTTCAGATACCTTCTGCCAAGGCGACAAAGATTTAACCCACTTCTCACCTAGGATCCTATCCATCCTACGACAGATGTATGGGATATCGTACAGATATACGTTCCAACCAGTAATAATATCTGGAGTATTTTCTGCCCAGAATGCCATGAAATCTTTGAGCATTGCTGCTTCATCCCATTGCATATGAACATTCACACCTTCAGGAGCATTGAATTCCCGAGTTGCCCAAACATCGACACGCTTAGTATTCAGGTTCTTTACTGTAATACAAAGCATTTCCTCGGCAGCACTTTGCACATCAGGGAATCCATTCTCAGATGCAACCTCAATGTCAATCGTATAGATCTGAAGTTTTTTAAAGTCGTAATCTACTTCATCGGGATGCTCATCAGAAATATATTGATAGACAAATCTTTCATATCCATAAACATCAAAGTTCTGGACATTCTCATACTTCTTGATAAACTCCCTTGCATCACGAGGACCTGAAAATTTAATCGGTTTAACATCCTGACCTTCCAGAGTCTTATACTTAGACTCCTGGGGGCAGGCAACAAAAAGGGTAGGTGAAAATGATTCCCTAAATTGAACACGACCATTATGGTCATACCCAAGATATAGAATATTATCACCTACCTGTTCAACACTGGTGTAAAACTTCATCCAACGGTTTTCCTATAGAGGTCTAGAACTGCCTGTTCTGGATCCAGTATAGTAAAAATCGTGTCGCTTGTCAAGAAGAGATCTCGCTGAGCCGAGTACTTGGGATATGGATTGAGAATAATATATTCATAAACGTACCAATCCTTATCGGAAGCACCCTCATCAATTTTTCTGGCAGATGTTTTTAAATGTCTACCCTCTAATGAATATGCACGTTTCTCCAAGTTTTCTGGATCATCACCATACTCAGCACATTGTACGATTTCACAACAATTTTCAACTAAAATTGCTGGCTCCTCATCTAATTCAGTCACCCTCCCAATCAGATACTTGTCCTGATTCTTCAGTAAAAGTAACTTGATCTGGGCTGGCAAGGGACTCATCGATGAATCCTCCTCCATCATCATTTCCTC